AAGTGGTTTGAAAATTTTTCAGTCGATATGATCAAAGCATTTGCCGACGAGGGGCTTTCGGATGGTTTTGAAACACCCGAAAAGTTGGAAGTTGTAGCCAAACAGATTCGAGATGGAAAGTTGCTTCCCATCAGCATTAACAACAATAAGTATGCTTTTGTTGAAGGCGGCTCAAACCAAGAACGATTGTCCAAAAAAAATGGAAAGACCTTTTTTGTCTCTTGGAATCCAACAATCGAGCGTATCTTATACAGCATCCTTGCTGAGAAGCAAGCGGGTCGAGGCAGGGGTAATATTGCTTCACAAGCGGAAGATGGGGAAAACAGGTAATGCCTTTTCTAAGCGACAGAGGAGAACGCTCTTTTGAACAAGAGTTTGCTCCGATTCAGTTGTTTGAAGAGTCAGGATTTTATGAAACCCTGGGCGCTGCTTTTCAGCTAACCGTTGATGAAGAACTGTCGATTTCAGCGATGCGTAATCGTGAAATGTTTGAAGAGCGCAATCAAAACGTCAGGTCTCTTATCAACGATGGCGTGATTGATCGAGATAAATATAGCGATCCAAGGGGTCGATTCGATTATGACCGCTTGTCGAGAGATCTTGAAGACACAGAATTTTCAGGGTTGATCAAAAACAGTAGAACCTTGCGTGAAGAGCGCAATGAAATGTTGCGCATCCGTAGAGAGCGAAATGAGAAAGTCATCGAGCGCGGGTCTGGTTTGGCGCAGTTTTTGGGCATGGGCGGTGGATTGTTACTTGATCCTGTGAACCTGGCAAGCGTTGGTGGCGGTCTTTTCATCACTGCGGCAAGAAGCGGAACAGTTCTTGGTCGGGCGTTGTACGGACTCAAGACAGAGGCTGGTCTTGCAGCAGCGTCAGAAGCAGCTATCCAACCACTTGTTTTTTATCACAAAAACGATATCGACTCGCCCTACTCTGTCGGTGACGCCCTGACAAACATCGCAGTAGCTTCCACATTTGGTGGAGCTTTGGGATTCGGCTTTGGTGGCATCGCAGGATATTTTGGTAGAGCAGCTGAAAAATCAAGAGAGGGATTTGTCAATTCTTTACCAGACAAGCCTATCGAAGTTGAAACAAGCAATATTTTAGAAAGTGATACGGGTGAAGGCAGAACGTCTGTCAAAACCACTTTCAATAAAAATCAAATTGATGAAATCGTAAAAAGATCAAAACAAAATCGTGAAAGATTGGCTGAAGCGCAAATACTGAAGCGCAATCAGCTTGAAGAGATACAGGATCAATATGATATCGGAAAGATTGATAGCGCAGAAAAGTCTCGCAAAATCGATGATGCAAACGCGCTTGTGCGAGAAATCCAGGAAGAGATAGAGAAAGACGATATCATCCTTGATGCGATTATGGATAGCAGTGGCTCAAAGATATTTCGCGCTGGTATAGAAAAGATTCGCCACTTCAGTAGGCTTGTCGAGTCTTTCGTTGTTGAGAGACCAGATACTGCCAATAACATTTTGGCAAAAGAGCTCGATGAATTTTTAGAACAAGATGTTGAACAACAGCTTGCAAATATTCCTAAACTGATTGAGCGTCTGAACAAAAAGAAAGAACCTTTGCAAAAACCAAGTGAGCTCATGAAGGCTTGGGTCATTTCCATTGGGGGGCTGAATCGTAAAGATTTTCAGGCAATGAGCAATTTCGATGATGAAGTTTTTAACTCAAGAACCAATGGATTAGGTGTAGGGTTCTGGAGGTCAGGCAATGACGGCAAAACTGTTGATGGATTGATTGAAGCTTTGGGAGAAGACGGGACACTAGCTTTCAACTTCC